TACAGACTGCCATCGCAAAATGCAATACTTATCGCAAGATTTTTATAGATAAATTTTCACCAAAGATTTATGCCGATAATTGTGCAAGGTGTTCAGCGAATACGCGCGCAGCCGTAGTCCTGCCCAAAATCTTCCTTGGGTAGTTGTTCATCCAGTCCGCCGCCGCGATGATTTCCTCGTCTGGCACATCGTCGAAGTTTGTGCCCTTGGGGAACAGTCGCCGCAGCATCTTATTCAGATTTTCATTGCTGCCTCGCTCATAGCTGCTGTACGGGTGGCAGTAGTACATCTTCGTGCGCTGCCCGCCGAAGATAGAGGCCTCCATGCCTTTGCAGTCAGAGAACTCGCTGCCGTTGTCCACTGTGATGGTCTTGAAGATGCTGCAGAATAGGTCGCCCCACTTCCGCTCCAGTCCATTCAGAGCTTCCACCACGTTCTCCATCGTCGCACCGTACATGGGCAGCGTGATTTCGTTCCGGCTCAGTCGCTCAGTCAGCACCAGCACGCACTTCTTCGACTTCTGGGTGCCCTTCACGGTGTCCATCTCCCAGTGCCCCAGCTCCCTGCGCTCGTCCACTTCATCCGGGCGGCGCTCGATGCTCTCGCCGCGAGGCGGACGGGCAGCAGTGCGCACCTTCTTGTAGTCCCGCTTCCGCTCACCGCGCTCCGGCAAGTCTTTGTTTGTGATGCGCAGGAACACTCCGCTGGTGATGTAGTTGTAGATGGTCTTCTCGCAGACGCTCACCTCGAAGCGCACGCCTTCCAGCTCCATGTCCATCAGGACAGCAGCAGGGCTTCGATGCTCGTCAGCTATTTTGCGCTCGATGTACTCGGCCAGCGCGAAGTCGTCGCCCAGCTTAATCGGCCTGCCCTTGGCGGTCTTGCCGTACTCATACTGTGCCTGTGCTTTATCCGCAGAGTATCGCACTTCCGTGGTGTAGTCGCTGTTCAGGTGCTCATACGTCACGCCGGGGCGCTTCAGCTCCCGGTACACGGTGGTGTAGTTGACGCGCAGCGCATCGGCAATCTCTTGCACGCCCGCTCCGCCGTTCCGCATCTGCTCAATTTTCAGTCTGTCATTGTAGGTCAGATGGTGGAATTTCTTGAACTTCTTCTCCATGCTGCACGCCTCCTTCGTTTGCCTGCTATTTCTTGCGGCTTTATTCTAAAGCTGATTAAAACGAAAAGTCAATACCCCTCAGAACGCACAAAATCCCTCTGCTTCTGCAGAGGGATTTCAAAATTTTTCTTCTTTTCCCAGCAGCCAGTCCGTCGAAACTCCCAGTACGTCCGCTATGATAGGCAGCTCGAAGTCCGGCACCACGCGCTTGCCGGTCTCAATCCTGCTCACGGCCATCTGACCTATTTGCAGCCCGGCTACCTGCAGCTTCGCCGCCAGCATATCCTGCGATAGTCCCATCTGCACACGCCGCTCTCGCACCCGCTCGCCGGATAGGTTGTATTTTCCATCCAGTGTGTACAGCCGCAATCCCTCACCGCCTCCGTTAATCATCTTTTGCATATTGACGATACCACGCCGCCGTGATAATCTTATAAAAAAGATGATTAACCGCAAGAAAAAGCTAATTGTTTTTGGAGGTACTGCCTGTGTTTCGTTATATTCGCTCTTCGTTCTGCTTTTCTATCATGTCATTATTTCTCGGTTTGCTGCTATTCTGTTTTGGTGTTGCGGCATGCGCAACTCAGGCGCGAACACACTTCGTTTTTTCTAATCCTTTGGAAGTTGCCGGGTTTTATGCGCCCCTTTTTGCTGGCGTAGCCTGTCTGTTTGTTGGCGCGCTTATCATCAAAAAGAAGCCATCAGTTGTTCATATCGGCTGGCGTGCCTGTTTTACCTTCGGCCTATGTTGTGCAGCTTCTTTGCCTTTTGTATTTTCTTCCCAGATGGCGCTGTACTTTGTATTTACTCTACCTTTGTTTGCCATTTTCTTTTCTGGGATTGTTTCCTCCATCGTCGTTTCTATTTCGATTGGCTATTGTGCGTTATTTATGTATCCTCCCACACCGGATATGTTCACCTATCGAGCATTGCTGGCTCTCTCAATGACGCTCGTTCCGATTTTGTTCTCAATTGTCTTGTACTTGGGTTCGAGACATGGTGGGTGGCGGCGCATTTTTGCATGGTTTTTACCTGCCTATATTCCCGCCGCTCTCATCAACGCCGCTTTGCGTTCCGCTGCAGCCAAAATAGTTTATCCGTCCGCTCCCTTTAGCCTGTATTTGTCCGCCGATTGTTTAATTTCTTTTGCGATGCTTATAATTGTTTGTTCAATATTCGCCTTTGCACTCCGCACAAAGGCCTCCGCAGAATAAGCACAGCCCTCCGGTCTCCCGGAGGGCTGTTTTTTATGCCATTGGCAGCTCGATGCCGCCGGTGATATTTCCTATCGCGGGTAACTCAATGCCGCCGCTGGCCGATTCCGTCCCGCCCGTTGACAGGTCGATGCCAGAACTCTCCTTTGCCGCGTTCACTGCGTTGATAACTTCCCAGCCGATGGTTGTGCTGTACGGATTGTTCTTTGCGCTGGTGCTGCAGGTCAGCAGTTGCCATAGCGCGGCGCGCTGCGCATTGGTGAGTGTCGTGCTCACGCTGCCCGCCATAGGCAGCTCGATGCCGCCGCTGCCAGTGCCGAAGGAATCCAACGCCGCCTCGATTTCCGCGTTTTTGTAGCTTCCGTTTCCGTCTGCATCATACCGTGGAAGGATTTCCCTCACGGATACGAACACCTCCGGCATCACGCCCATGTCGTAGGCCACATTGAACTTCCGGTACTCACTTTCGCTGGTGACAGCCTCCAACGCGGTCAGCTGCTCCGCCGGGGTCAGGTCTGCATCCACCACCACGCGCCATTTTTGCGTGCTGCTGACGGAAGTTTTGCCTTCCAGTGGCTCCAGCAGGCTGATTTCCGTGGCGATGTCATATGCCGCAGCCTCGTCCACGCCCAGCCCCACAAAGTCCTCGTACCTGCCTTCATCTGCAGGGATATGGCTGAAGAATGTGAAGCTGTCCTTTACGATTCCCTCCTGCTCCGGTGTCAGGTCTTGCTCGTAGACCCAGCGCGCAAACTCCGTCCGCTTCTGTGCCGCCTTCCCGTCCGCATCGCTGATTTCCGCATACACATTATGCGCCTGCAGGTAGGTGTCGAAGTCGATACCGGCGCTCCGGAAGGCCGCGATGTCATCGCCTCGACTGTCAGATACATACTTGGTGTACAGTGCGATTTTCTGTTCATCGGTCATATTCTGCTGGCGTATCAAGTCCCGCTCGGCGTTGGATGCCCGGTAGCCGGTCTCGTCTATCTCTTTCATGGCGAAGTAGAAGTCGTAAAACTCCTCATAGTCGATTCCGCTTTCCCGCTGCATCTGCTGCGCAGTGGCGTATACATCCTTGTTGTACGCCTTCAGCGCATACTCCGCGCCCAGAATCTCCCTGTTGGCCTCACGGTAGGCATAGTCAGTGCGGTCTTCCTCGTCCTCAATGCCAGACTCGGAATAGTGCCGCTCCACCGATGCGGCGTAGGCCTCGTAGATGCCAAGCGCGTCTTCCATGATGCCGTTCCGGATGGCGTACTGTACCGCCGTCAGCTCCTTTTTGTCCGCGTCGCTCAGCGTCTCGTCAGACTCAATTTCCCGGATGACCTTGTTTATCTCGGATACTTCGGTGGATTTCTTGTTCCAGAAGCGATAGATGGCGTTGTCCGCTCCGGTGGCAGCCGCCCCGTTTTTCTGGTACTGCAGCTCGTCCATCATCTCATAGAAGTCATTGCTGAATCGGTTGGAGTATGTGCTGTCCACCGTAAAGGCCGCGCTGAACATGTCCCGCTCCGCCGTCGGAGTCAGAAGCGGCAGTAGGAAGTCGCCCACCACGCCGGTATACTGGTCAAGCAAATAGTTGATTTTCACCGGTGACAGGTTGAATGTCTTTCCCAGCCACTTGCTGATGATGTCGGTGCCTTCGTCGTAGCGTTCTCCGGGTGCGTAGCCCTGCAGCCGCTGGTTCTCGATGTCCGTTCCATACCATGTCTCGCCCGGATTATCCGGGTCGAACAGCTTGGTATCAAACCACGCCTGCATGATATTGTTCTCCATCGGATTGGCCGGTGCCGACTGAGAAAATGCTGTGTCGATAAAGCCCGCCCAGTCCACCTTTTCGCCTTTCGCAAGGTCGATTGCTCTGTCAGCGGCCATGCCCAGCAGGGACAGCGTTCTGCCCTTCGGCAGCTTCAGCCACACGCTGTCTCCGATTTTGAACAGGTAGTACACATCCTTGTCTCTGTCCTTCAGGTCATCCCAGTCTTCCTCGTCTCCGAACAGCAAAGCGTTCAGTAGCGCTGGTGCGATGCCCAGTGCAGCCGCCTTCACAGCCAGCCTTGCCCAGTTCTTCGCGCCCTTGGTCTCGGTCACATTGCGTATCATTTTGCTGAAGCCTTGGATGCCCGGATTCAGAAACGGCACGAAGTTGGCGTTGAGCACCTTGCCCATTGTGCCGCTGCGTCCGAAGTTCACGGTGATGTCCGCCGCATTGTACATGCCTTCCATCAGGTCTTCCATAGTGGCGGTGCCGTGTGCTTTCTCCGCAGCCTTCACCGTCGCCATAAACTCTGCCAGTCTGGGTGCCTGCTCCACCGCCATATTGACAGCTTCCACGCGGCCAAGGGTCTTTTCCTTCAGCTTGCTGCCCTTTTCCACCTCGCCCGTCTCATAGTCGAACATGGTGGAGTAGGTGCCGCCCAGCGCCTTGTACTGCTGCCAGTATCTGCCGTTGCTGACGATTTCCTTCCATGCCTGCGGATACTGCTTTGCAAACTCACTCAGGTCTTTGCTGTACAGTCCCGCATCCTGAATGTCTCGCAGGAAGTTTCGCACCATGAAGGTGGGGTTATACCCGGTCACCAGTGCTTTGAACAGGTTGTTGCCCTTTCGGATGACCTGTACCATCAGATTGTTTTCCGCCGCCTCCGGAGAAAGTGCCTGCACCGCTTCATACAGCGCCGGAGATACTTCCATCTCCCACAACTTTCCATCCTCCCGCACCACGAAGGTGTTCTTTTTCTTGAAAACCTCGTCTTCCGGCTGGTCGAATGTGCTTTCGCTGAAATCGCTCTGGTACTCCGTGACCTTGTGGACATGCTCCATGGCCTTTCTGTCGGCCTTGCTGTTCAGTAATCTCTGGCCGAAGCGGTTTTTGCTTCCCTCGCGCACCACGCTCATGGTCTGCTGCGCCAGTGCCTTGTGCAGCGGCATCAGCTTTTCGCTGCTGCCCGTCGCCGTCTTGATGGTACTGCCGATTTGCACCTTGTTGCGCTGCCTCGTGTCCGTACCCTCCCTGTCGAACACACGGAAGGTGGGCACATAGTGGGGGTACATTCCCTTCAGCAGCCGGTAGTCCTCTTCGGTGATAAGGCCGCTGTCCACGCGGTATCTCAACAGGTTGTCGATATAGGCGTATACTTCAACCGCCAGCTGCTTGAACTCCGGATTCTCCCGCAGCAGGGTGTCCGCCACAGCCTTGCTGTCCTCCGCCGTCACATCGAAGCCGAACACAGGCTTATTGCGGGTGTTTTCCGCCTTTCTCAAAGCGTCCCGCAGCTCGATATACTCGCTCGCCTCGAAGTAGTAGGGGCTGGTCTCGTCATAGGCCATGCGCTCCAGCTGGTAGTCTGCGAACTTCACGATTTCCGGATTGGTCATACGGAAGTATTCCAGTGCCGCCTGCGCCGCATCCACGCTTTCCTGACTGAAGCGGTTCATGCGGTCTACATTGTGCATATGAAACAGGTACAGCTGGAACTTCTTGTAGTAGTCATCTCCCTTGCTGCGTGCCGCTCCCAGCACTTCGTTCAAGCTCTTGCCGGTGGGTCTGCCGTAGATGTCCGTGCGCCCGTCCATAATCATGCTGGTGGCTGCATTGCTGGATGCCCGCGCCATGTTGTAGAAGTGGTACAGGCTCTTGTCATCCACCGCTTTGCCGATTCTGGCCACGGCCTCGCCGCTGTCCACCATCTTCCGCTTGAAGTAGCTGTAGGTCTCCTGCGCCGCCTGTCGCGCGGTGCGTTCCTTCTTGCTCGCTTTGGTGGACACCTTTTCCTCCGGGTCAGTCTTCGGCTCCAGCACATCAGCCATCTGCCGCACGCTCTCCCAGTAGTCATCAAGGTCTTTCTGGCGCATCCGCTCCACATCCTCGCGGCTGGTCTTTGTCTCCGCAGGCTGCGTCTGGCGGGTCAGCTCTTCAAGGAAGTCATCCGTTGTGATGTTGCGCAGGCGGTCATTCTCCGCCTGACGCACATCCTCCGCTGCAGTTACTGCTCGCGTTCCCGCAGCTGCTCCTCCAGCCCCCGGATGTACCGCTCCATCGCTCGGCACAGAAGCCACATCTTCTTGATGCCCTTGCCCTCTGCCGCCATCTTGTGTAAGTCCTCCTGCATCTCCCGCAGCAGCTCCCGGTTCGTAGAGATTTCCTCCTCCAAGCTCTGCGGAGAATCCGTGTTCTCTTCCGGTGATTTCTTCATATCGTCTGGCTGCTCGTTCAAGGATGTCATCTTTTGTGACATTTTCGTTTCCTCCTCCAAATAGTGTTGCCTGACGCGGGTCGCCCAGCTCCTCGATTTCGGCGTATACGGCGTTGAGCATTTCGCGCATCTTCTTGCTGCTGCCCTTGTTCTTCTCCAAGAACTTCGCGATGCTCTGCGCTTCAGGGCTGTAATTGTCGAACAGCTGCATCTGCTGCTGCCACTGGTCGATTGTCCTGCCCTGCGCTTTCACTTTCGCATACAGCTCCACGGCCTGCGTGATGTCTTCCACCACATCCAGCTCAAACAAACTGCCGTTCCGGATTCCCTCGCGCAGCTGCACCGCTCTGGCTGCCGTGGCCATCAGTGCGTTGGTGACATTCTTCATGTCGTTGTCAAGGCTCTCGCTCAGTCGTGCGCTTAGCTCCGCGCTGCCGTAGGCCTTCGCAAATACAGCGTTTTGCACGCGCTCCAGCCCGGTTTGACTCAGCATGCCCGTGCTTGTCAGCAGGCTGTTCCGCTCGCTCTCCGCTGCCACGCGGGAGATGAAGGCACCGATGAAGTCCTTGTTCTCTGCCGTGTTCAGTCCACGGTTTTCCTCGTCGAACTGCAGCATATCCAGAATATCGCCCATGCGCTCTGCGTCGGTCATGGCCTGTTCCGTGGCGCTGTAGGTCTGCGTGCTGCTCTCATTGAGCTTTCGCGCCAGCTCCGTCCAGTTCCCGGCATTTTCTGCCACGCGCACCAGCACCGGATTGTCCGGCAGCAGCTCCCGCTCGATGCCGAAGCGTCCGGCATTTTCTTCGAGGTATCTGCGGTATCCGTCTGCGGTGCCGTTGTCATAGGCTTGCAGAACAGCTTGCCCGCGCCCGTTTCCGCCGACTACCACGCCGTCTCCACGAATGATTGGTGCACCGTTTTGCGCGGTAGCACTCTCTGCCAACTTTGCCGGGTTGAGGTTTCTCGCCATGTTCTGAATTTGCAGTTGGCTGGATTGGCGCGTCCGGTCTCGCGGCTGCAGTTCTGCAGGATAGCTGGAGTTTACCGCTCCGGTGCCGTCGTTGCTGGTAATCAGCAGCTCCGCCGGAATGATGGCATAGGTAAAGACCACGCCTTCGTTGCCTTCGGTAAATGTCTCGCCTTCGTTACCCCAAGCCACGCGCGCGTCGTTTCTCAGGGTATTATCATATCCCGCCCCAGCTTCTTCGTCAACCTCGCTAAAGGAATATCGTCTCCGGCTCTGCCGCTTTTCCAGCTCCAACGCCCGGCGCGCATCCTCATTCAGCGCTCCGTCGTATTCGTAGCTCTCCCAGTTCCGGCGCAGGTATTCATCCACGCTCATACCCTCATTGTGGGCAGTGCGCACGATTTCCTCCGCCGCGCTGGTGCCGTTCTCCGGCTCCGTGTAGCCGTCATCCAGCGTATCCACATACCTGCGCAGCTGTGCCGCCGAAGCGCCGCCATTCAGCATCCCGCGCAGGTCGCTGATGATTTTGCGCTTGTCGTCACCAGTGCGCTCGCTGATAGAGAACTTTGCACCCTCCAGTCCGTTGGCGATGTCCATGCGCTCCTGCTCGGTGCCGTACTCGATGACATTCACGCCCGCATTGCGCACAGCTTCCAGCTCCTCCACCGGTACATAGTTCGGTGCGATGACAGCCAGCGCTTCCTCGAAGCCTACCACGCGCTGCGGCTTGGCCTCGAAGTACGAAGACGGGACGCTTCCGGCGTGCTCCAGCAGTTTCAGGATGATGCGGGCATGGCCGTCGCTGATTTTGTATCCCTCCTTCCGGAAGGTCTGCTTCACCGCCGGTACAGTGCGCGCACCCTGCGCTGCCTGCGCGATAATGCTGCCGATGATTTGCTCCTCCTCGAAGGTGTTGTCGGAATGGTGCTCTGTGGTGCGCATGATGTCATCGGTCACTCGCTCCAGCTCGATGTCGAGGTCGCGCATCATCCTGTCGTATTCGTCCCGCTCCACTCTGCGCAGGCGGCCTTCATCTGCGTGAATTTCCTCCACACTGCCGTACTCCGGTGTCGCAGTCGCTACGAGGCCTTGGCCGGAGATGCCCCACATGCCCTCGCCTCTGCTGGCGGCATTGTTCATGGCTCGGACGATGTTCTCGGCTGTATATTCCCAGTGCGTCTCTCCAAAGCTGCGCCGGTTGCCCTTCGCATCGAAGATTTCCTGCCCATTGTAGATGCCCGGTGCGCCCAGAACACCCTGCAGCATATCCAGTGTCCATGCCTCCACGTCCTTGTCGTTCACGGCTCGGCGCAGGTTTTCTGCAGTCTCCATGCGATTGACTTCATCCGTGGTAGCGCCGCTGTCCTCGTAGAAGTCCCATGCGTTTCGGATAAAATCCTCGGTGCGCAGGTCGCTCAGCTTGTCGCGCTGCTTTGCGATGCGTGTCTCCCGTAGTTCCGGCTTGCGCTGCAGCGCATACTCATGTGCTGCAATCCAGCTATCCATGATGGAATCCTTCGCCGTTTCGATTTCTGCTTCGCTCAGCCGCTCGCCGGTCAGCATCTTTGCGGCCAGTCGTGCCACCTCTTGCTCGCCCAGCTTGTCGATATAGCTTTTCAGTGCTTTATTTCCGAAGCTGTCGAACTCCTTGGTGCGGTACGCGATGTCCACATCTCCGCCCTTGTCCGCAAGGTAGGCCGCTCGCACACTGTCGTATCTGGTTGCCAGCTTGTGTGCAAGCTCCTGCAGGCTCATGGTGGTGCTGTCGTCCACTCCGGCCATGTCCAGAACGCTACTCTGCGCGAAGATGCCACCAGCAACATTCTTTGCAAGAATTTCGATATTCCGCTCGAACTCCCGCTTTGTGTCTGCATCCACCTCGTACTCCACCTGTGCATTACTATGGGTCGGTGTCCACGCATCGCTTCCGTATACCTTGTTGCGGCTGTCCGCCTGCGGGTCGATGGTGCTGCGAGGGAAGATTACGCTGGTGTCGCCATATTCCGTGTGCCCCTGCTGCGCCTCAACGATAGCGATGGAGGGAGAGGGGATGCCGCCCCAGTTCAGCACTGCATCCCGGATGAAGTTCCAGTCCTTGTTGTGGACGGCCAGCAGGGTCTTCGTCTGCTCCACCGGCTCCGAGATGCTGAACTGCTCCTTGACGGGCAGCCCGTTTCCGGTTATACTGTCGGTAGATGCAGAGTCGATGGTCGGTGTGACCGCTCCCGTAGCTTTGGCAGCTTCGGTGATGCCCCCGGCGGTGGTAGGCTCTGCATTTGCCATTTCTGGCAACTCAAAAGCCTTGCCCTCCGGGGTCAGGATGCGGTGTACCTTGTATCGGTTGCCCTTTGTCTTCATTACCACCACAGCCATGTTGCCGCGTTTTCCGTTCAGCTCCACCGGTGCTGCGATGGTTACGGTCTCATAGCCGCGCCCCTTGTGGTCTTCGTGGCCACTTAACGGGATTCCGCGCTTCAGCACCTGCGGGATTGCCTGATATGCCGCCGCCTCTGCATCCGTCTGGATGTAGTTCAGGCTCCGATTCAGCAGCTTTTCATCAAACTCGATAACGCCGATGTCCGGATTATCTACCCGGTATCCCGTCTTCTTCAGGTCGTTCACGATTTTCTGTCGGAACGCGCCGGTATTCATACCTCTCCAGCCGTTGTCACTGATTGTGGCGACGGCTTTCATTGTATTTAGCCTGTCCTGATATTCTCGCAGCTGCTCCTTCACACTGTCCTGTTCGCTTTTGCTCATGGCGTATCCACCATCATCTTCCGCAAACACCGTGTTCTCGTCGCCGGTGTTCGGCATACGGCTGCGGCGCTGCTCCGCCGTCAGGATTCTGCGCTCTGCCACATCTCTGGCTTCGATTTCGCCCGCCGTGTTCTGGTACAGGTGATAAGAGATATTGCGCAGCGTCTGTTCCAGCTGCTCAATGTCCGCCATGATGAAGTCGGCGCTTTCTTCCTCGCTCGCCAGCATCTCGCGCAGTTGGTCGATTTCTCCCTGTATCCGCTCCACGACTTCCGCCCGCTGGGGCTGGGCGCTTTCACTCTCCCAGTATTCCGGGCTGCTACCGATAGCAAAGTTTTCCGCCTTCTGGATGGCGTGCTGTATCTCGTGGATAAGCGTCCGCTCGGTATTGAACTGCAGCTCACTGTTCAGCGTGATAGTGTCGCTCTCCGAGTTATAGCTGCCCCTCGTGCCCGGTTCCATCTGCTTGAAGCGCACCTTCGTCTTGCGCAGCTGGGGATAATTGTGGAACAGCTCGTCGTGCTGCAGGATGTCCTCCAGCGTGGCGTTGCCCCGCTCCACCCGCTCGCTCAGTCTGCCGAACTCTCTGCCCCAGATGTCATCCAGCGCTGTCAGGCGTTCATGCTCTGCGTCGGTAATGTCCCCGTTGAACAGCTTTTGCAGCAGTGTCTGAAGCTCTGCATATTCCAGATGATTCTGGCTGAACAGCGCATCTCCGCCGGAATGATATTGCATCCGGCTGTCATCTATCTCGAAGCGCCATTTCCCGTCTGCACCGGCGTACCAGCCAGTCTCCCGGAAGATGGTCTCCGCCGCCACGCCGTCCATTTGCATCTGCATGGCCGTCCGCAGGGATTCCAAATTGGCACCGTTGGCGTTCATCCCGCCGTAGCTCAGCTGCATCATGTCCATGGTGCGCTGCATCACTTCATCCGTCTGCTGCGGTGCAGCCTTCGCGGTCTCCTGCGTGAAGCTGCTCTGGTTCAGCGCGTCGGCATAATACCGGCGGGCATTGTTCAGGAACTGCCGCTCCTGCGCGCTTGCGTTGCCGAACTTGGCCAGTATGTCGTTCAGCCAATTCAGGATGCGGGTGCCCAGTTTCCGGTCTTCCTTCACCAGTTGGCGGATGCTCTGCTCGTCTGTCAGCAGATTCTTTTCCACATATTCTGCGACGATTTCCCAGTCTGCGCCCTCCTGCGTCAGTGGTTTCCCGTGCTTGGCATACGACTCAATCTTGGTCTTTCGCAGTGCTCTCAGGTCGCTGCCGGTGTCTTGAAGCCGTCTCAGCACCAGACTGCGTAGGCCTGCATAGCTCTCCGTTCCCTCGATGCTGTGCGTCAGCTCATGGCTGAGTATCTGCGCCACGGGATTCTGTGAGCGCGCGTTCACATAGATGGTGCCGCTCTCCCCGTCGTAAAAGCCGTTTTCACCGGCATCCTCCGCCTGATAAAACGCCACATTCCGGCTCACCATCTGGGATATTCTTTGCACCCGCTCGTAGGTGGTGCGGTCTACGCCGTACTGGATGGCGGTTCGCTCCAGCTCCGTGGTGGCCGCCTGCATCGCTCTCTGGCGTAGCCGCTCTGTTTCCGTTTCCTCCGCCGTGGGCAGCATCCCCAGCTCGCGCAGCTCCTGCGTCTGCGTGACCGGCTGTACAGGCTGCTCCACCGTGTCCTCTGCCATGGTGTTCTCCACGGTAGGCAGCATGGCTCCCTCGTCAAGATTTGTTTCCGCTTCCGCCGCCTCCGCCGGTTCAGTCTGCTTGTTTTCTTTGGCTGCCCTTCTGTTCTCCTCCGCAGTCTCGGTCAGCAGCTTTCCGATGTCGTAGTTGTCAATGTCCTGCTGTGTATTCAGCTTTTCCTGCAGCTCCTGCGCCAGCTTGTACGCATCACTGTTTTTGTCCAGCTTCAGGCCATCGTTTATCAGCTCCTGAACGGTCTCGTCGCCCATCCCGCGCACCAAGCCGCCCGCCTGATTATAGGTGTTCGCCTGCATCTGGGCAGCAGGGGAATACGCCGTGCCGATAACGCCGCCGGAGAGAAAGCCGCCCAGACCGGCAAGGCCGATTTCCTTTGCTTTGTCTGCCAGCGCCATGCCGAAGGCTTCGCTTTCACTGTATCCATCCGCCATATACTGCTCGATGGCCGCCTGCCACAAGCTCTGGTCTTGCGCGATAAGGATGTCCGCCATGGTGTTGATGACCTCGGTTCCGACTTCCTCGCCGCCTTCCGCCACCGCGTTCTTTAGGATGTACTGGATGGCGTTCTTCTCCCACTTGCCCTTCAGCAGTGTGTCGAGGCTGATTTTTTCCATGGCCGCCTCCGCGATGCCCGCGATGGTGCCCAGCGCGAAGGCCTGTCCGTCATCAAGTCCTCTGTCCTTCGCCTGAATAACGGTATCCGCCGCCGCGCCGCTTCCAAGGATGGTCATAGTCATGCCGCTGCTTACGGCACCGCCGCCACTGAAGCCGCCGGCGATGGCCGTGGCGAACAGAAAGTCCGCCATGCTCATGCCGATGTCATAACCGAAGCTACCAACTTTTCCCCACTTCCCGTTTTCCGCGATGTTGCCGGATACCTCCTGCCGGATGGTGGAGGGGATGTAGGAAAACTTATTGTATCCCGCGTTCTGGTCGATTTCTCCGTCCGCAGCGATGTCTGCCAACTGGCCGATGTAGCTCAGTCCCCTCATGGGCGAGGTCAGCACGCTGAACACGCTGCTGGCAACAGGGCTTTCCTCCGCGTAGCTCGCCCAGTATTCCTGCTCCTTCATTCTCTGACGGTTGTTCAGGTCGCTCGTCAGGTAGTCGATGTAGGCGTATGCGTTGGTGTGCTCCGTGTCTCCTTTGGCCGTGTCCTGCGCGTACAGGTAGTTGAAGATGGCAATTTCCTCGTCCGTCATCTGCCCGCGCTCGCTGTTGTCGAGGCCGAGGAAGGAAGCATTGGTGCTGACATCGTTCACGCCCTGTCTGCTCTTGGCGACCTCGTTGCGGTTGATGATGTCGTAGTTGATGTCGTTGAAGCCGGTGCTGGTATACATCCCGCTCCACGCATTGAACTCCGGCTCTTTGCCGTTGGCTGTGGAGACGTACTTGCTCAGCTCCGCAAAGTCCTCCGCGCCGGTCAGGTCTGCATATCGGAAGTAGTTCGACCAGTCCAGCTCCTCCTGCAGCAGTTCCTTGTCGGCTTCCAGTTGTGCCCGGCGCGCCTCGTTCTCCGAGTTGTCCTTCCACTGCACAGGCAGGCCGGAGCTGGTTGCGGCGAAGCTCGCACCCAGATTTTCCATGAAGTTGGTGAAGTCGCTGGGAATGGTTTTCAGCTCGGCATCAATGGCAGCGATTTCCGTCTCGATGTCTCCGGCTTTGCGAATGGTGCTGCGCCACGCATTGTACTCCGCCTTTTGTCCGGTTGCGTAGGCATTATACTGTTCCGCTGCCCGCACATAGCTGTTCCATGCAGGCTCATACTCTGCAGCAGCTGTCTGCACCGCCGCCTGCGCGGTCTCGAACTGATTGACCAGCGACAGGTAATCCTGCCTGCTGCGCTCAAAAATAGCCGTCGCCAGCGCATCGCTCCCGTCACCAGCGAAAGAATACAACTTTTCCAACTGCGCTCCCTTTTCCGTCACCTCGCTATACAGCCGCTCGGCTTCGGCGTTGGCTTTTTCCAGCGCCGCCTGCTTCGGCTTCAGCGCAGCCTCCGCAGTGATGAAAGCGCTCTCGTAACGCTCAATATCGGCACCCAGCTCCGGCTGCGAATAGAAGCCGCCGCTGGTGGTCTTTCGGTTTTCCTGCGCCACTCTCTGAGCATAGTTCTCCCGCACGTTACCGTCGTACTCATCACGGCTCAGCCCGCTGCGTTTAAAAGCTGTGTTGTAGTTGCGCGGTGTCTGCGGCAGCAGTATTTCTTGTTGCTCCGGCACGGAAGGCACAGAGCGCTGCTGACGCAGTTTCAGGTAGTTGTCAGTAAAGCTATTGCCACCGGTTTCTGTTTCTGCGGACACGGGCAGCGTGCTGCTGCCCGTGTCTTTTTTTGTGGTGCCCCGTCTCTGCTCTCGCAGCTTCAGGTAGTTGTCCGCAAAGCTCATAGTGCCCTCCTTAATCCAGTGCGTGGTACATAATCCCCGGTCGCGGGAGAATATCCAACAAACCGTTGCTTGCGCCATCGCCTGCGCCAGTTCTCCGGAATTTCAGGTATCCGTTTTCCTCGTATTCTTCCACCTGCCCGCTTGCCACCAGCTCGTTCAAGTACGTTTCGCTGATTGGTCCATATCCCAGCTCCAGTACGCTGCCCATGTCAATTTTCAATTCTCCGGTGTTATCGTTCTCATCTCCGGGCGTTGGACTTCCATTCTTGACGGAGAAGCCCGCCGCTGCCAGCACATCTGCCGTCACGCCGTAACTGGCATAAGTGCTCAGTATCTCATCCCACTGCGCCTGCGTCAGTTCCTTGCTGCCGTACAGCGCCACCAACGTGTCGATGGACGACTGCGAGAGACCGGTTGGTGCGCCTCCCACCAGCGCGTTGTAGGCAGCTTCGATGCTGTTGTATCCAGCCTTCTCCATGGCTGCGGCACTATTGGCTCCAAACTTTCCGTCGGCATCCACGCCCAGCGCCTTCTGCAGTGCCTTGATTTCCTCGGAGGAGTACCCGCCGTTGTCGTAGCCTCCGCCGCCGCTGCCGCCGTTCCCGGTCTTGCCCGTCACGGTGGTGTTGAAGGCGTTCAGGTTGGCTGCGTTAGGCGTGATGCCCAGCGCCTCCAGTCCGGAGAAGTCGCCGTACTCTGCCGCCAGCAGTGCCAGCGTGTACTGCCGCTCGAAGTCTGCAGGGTTGCCGGATGTGTCGATGCCCATGCCTTGCAGGAAGGAGTAGTCGCCGTACTGCGCTGCGGTCAGCGCCTTTTCCATCGCCTCGCTGCGCTCCTGCGTCTGGCTGTTGATTTCGTCCAGCAGCACGCCGTAGTTGAACTGCCTGTCAGCGTTGTACTGGTTGAGGTCGTTCAAGAACTTGGTGTACTCCAGCTGTTCCAGCCCGCTGGCCGTCTGCAGGTCGTTGGCGATGCGGTTGTACTCATCCATCCACGCATTGTAGTCGAAGTTCCTGTCGGTGTTCCACTGGGTCAGCTCGTTGAGGAACTTGTCGTAGTCGTTCTGCTCCGCGCCCTGAACTGCGCCGAGGTCACTCAGCTGCATGTTGTAGTCGTTCAGATACTTGTTGTATGCCAACTGGTACAGCTCCGGGATTTTATCCGTCATCTGGGCGGAATAGTAGTCACCGGCCTGCGTCGCTGCTGTCGCTGCGTAGGAGGAAGGGATGCCGCCGGTGGCCGCTGCCGCTGCGCCCAGTGCATCCTGCGTGGCTCTCTGGCCTTCGCGGGCGTACTGCTTGCGGTACTGGCTGTACAGCGGGTCGGTCTCCGGGTCATAGCTGAAGGCCTCGCGGTTGATGAGGTCGTCCAGCATTTTCTGAATGGTCTCATCGTACCGGTTGTCATACTCCGGTGCTGGGATGCCGTAGTTGAAGCTGCCGTAGTTCTTCTGCTGGGCATACAGGTCTGCGATGTCCTTCTCGTAGTTGTTGGTGTAGGTGGGTGCAGTGCCAGCGTCGAAGCTGGAGGGGGAAAGCGGGTCGAGGTAGAAGCTGCCGCCGTCACTGCCGCCGGTGTAGTTACCATAGCTGCTGCGCACGCCTTCTGCACCCAGATGCGCCAGCGCGCGTGCTTCGTCCGTGGTGGCGTTTGCGTAGTCCTGCTTGTACTGCAGCAGGCTCATGCCCGCGTCCGGGTTTCTCCTTGCCAGCTCCAAGTCTGCCGTGGAGAACTGGTTGAACATCCCGGAGTTTTTCAACTCCGCCTCGAACTGCTCGTATGTGTAGTTCGCCATGTCGTCTCTCCTTTCTTACACCTCGCTGCCGGAGTAATTTTCCCTGACGAGGGAATACAGCCTCCAGCCGCCGGTGCCCTTGATTTTGATGCGGAAGTGGTCGCTGCGCCGGGGGATGATGGGCAGGTAGAAGCTGCGCTTCGCCGTTGCCGTCAAAGTGGATACATCCCGCCACACGCCGTCGGTATCGAACTGCATGCTGATTGTCACGGATGCGCCCGCATCCAGCTCCATGCGCACCTGAATCTTCGCCGTGCCCTTCCGGTTGGGGTTGCCCTCCACGAAGTCTCCGAACTCGGCGATGCTCTCCACCGTCGCCTCCTGCGTCGCTCCGGCAGGCACCTCTCTGGCGTTACCGTTCAGCCACAGCTTGCCGGTGCCGTCGAGGAAATACAGCTCACTGTTCCAGCCGAAGCCTACGATTTCCCGCTCATCCTCCTTGTGCCAGAGGTTTGTCCGGGTGTCGTACACGAACATGGTGTGCTTCCCGCTCATATCCTCCATGGAGACGTAGTATTTCGTGCCGTCGCTGCCCGCCACCGCGTTGCGGTATCTGTCGGTGCCGAAGGGCGCTGCCACGCTCTGAGGGATGCCGCCGGAATAGGCCACGATGCCAGTGCGTGCCAGATAGAACAGCACCTCGCCTGCGATGGCGAGGCTCCCATGGCTGCCTGTCTCCACGCCCAGAGAGGCGCTGCCCATCACCTGAAAATTGCTCGGCTTGTCGCCGTACACCTTGTAGATGTTCTCTTCCTTGAAGAAGCAGGGGTAGCCGAGGAAGCTGCAGCAACCGGTGAAGTCTCCCGCGCTGCCCACATCCACCGCGAAGCTATCGGTGGCAAGCCCGTCGTACACGTTCCAGTTGAAGATGTCGCCCAGCTTGCTGCAATAGATGGTGTCACCCTTGCAGCCCCACAGCCGGTTTTCGTTTTCGCAGATATAGTCTAAATCAGGAACCGTGCGTGCAAGTGTCAACTTTTCATTGTCTGCGATGGCGAAGCAGTTCTCGTAGAATCGCAGATTATTGCCTTCGATTTCCCGGATTACCGCCGTTTTGTTGTTCTCCGCCTTGGCGCTTCCGGAGATGGTCACGGCATCGCCCACGTTGAAGTAGCTCGTCCATGTTACGCCGGATGCGTAGATGGTGTTTCCCGCCGCCTGCTCGCCTGCATAGGTGCCGTCCCTGAAGCTGGCCGTCCCGCTCCACGACTTCTCCATGCTGCCGAACACGCCGGTGTCCCGGTTGTAGTAGGCCTTATCCGGCAAAATGACGATGTGCGCACCGATGGCAGCGAACTGCTTCCGCCCGCTGGTCACGGTGCCGCGCTTCGTGCCGTCGGCATAGAAGCCGGTGCCGTCCACCCAGTACAGGCCGTCTTTTGCAAAGAAGCCGTTGGGTGCAGTCAGTGTGCGCAGCAGGTATCTGGGCTTGCGGGGACTTAGCAGGGGATAGAGGTCGCTGGACATGTTCTGCATGTCCCACAGCTCGCCGTCCTGCGCGGCCAGCGTGTGGTTGTAGCCGCCGAACTCCGTCTGCTTGTATTTCCGGATGCCGTCGGCGTATGCCATAGAAGGCAGGCCGATGCTCATTCCTTGCCGCCCCCTTCCTCCTCGAATACGATGAAGCCCTCCAGTGCCTCCAGATGCACCGGCTTGATGCTGCCGGGCAGCGGCACCACCGCAGGTGTGAACTGCTCGCTGACCTCCAGCATGCCCAGCGCACGGCGGCGGCGCTCGTACTCCTGCGCACCGTCCGCGTCCTTGAAGGTGAATTTCCCGTTGTTGATGATGACCTTTCCAGCGCTGTCCCGCTCGCCGTACTCCTCCACCAGCTTCAACTCCTCGCCGGTGTAGAAGTCAACATGAGGCTGCAGCTTCCGTTTCAGCGTCACCAGCGCATAGGCCGTCTTGTAGTCCCACTCCCGCTCCGCCAGCGCCACAGTCGCCGCGTATGCGTTCACGCATTGGATAAGATACATAGCTTTCTCCTTTCTTACTCCGTGGTGCCGCTGCTCAGCAGGTCGCTCAGTGCGGTGCCGTTGATGTAGACATCGCCGTTGAGGTAGATGCTATCTGCCGACATGCGGATATAGTCGTTGCCGTTGATGATAGTGTGCGTGGCAGATTCCATGATGATGATTTCGTCGGACGTGATGCTCATGCCGTTGGCGCTGAATATCTTCATGCAGAACGGCACACCCAGAATGGTGTCCGTGTAGATGAACATTCTGTACTTGCGCTCGTAGGCCGTACCAGCGCCTTGGTCGTCCACGCGGATGCCGCCCGCCACATAATTCGAGTTGATATAGCACATTCTCAGCTCGCCGCCGATGGTGCCGTCCGCCTTCAGCACGCAGTCAATGGTGCTGGATTCGATGTTGCAGCTGGTGATGTCGATGGCAGTGATAGTGCCGGTGGTGATGTTGTCGCCGTTGATGGTCGTCCAGCCGCTGGTTGCCAAATCGGTGTACGTCACCATTCCGGAGAAGGTGATGCGCTGGCTGCTGATTTCCACACCGTTTGCCAGCAGCCTGATGGTGGAGCCGCTGCTGCCATTTGACACGCTCAGCGTCATGCCGTTTACAGTCTGGGTCAGGGTGGAGATATTGCCCTCCGCATCCGAGATGCGGCTGGTGAGGCTCGTGGCTGTCTGCTGCAGCGTCGAGATGTTGCCCTCCGCCGAGCTGATGCGCGATGTCAGGCTGTTGGATGTCTGGGTCAGGGTGGAGATATTGCCCTCCGCATCCGAGATGCGGCTGGTGAGGCTCGTGGCTGTTACCTGCAGTTCTGCGATGTCCCCCTCGGCGCTCTCCAGTTGGATGTACACCGGCTCCGTGATGATGTTTGCGATGTTCTGGAACTCCGTCTCGTTGAAGTTATCCTCGCCGAGATTGTTCAGCGTATAGCGCAGCTGTTCCAGCAGCATATACAGGTAGTTCGTCAGCAACGTGATTTTCTCGCCCGGACTTTGCTCGTCCGTCAGCTGCGGAAACGAGGTGTCCGCAGTCAGGATGTTGCTGGGCATCGTTGTCCCTCCTCTCTTTGTCGAGATACGGCAGATGGCCGGTGTCTCCACCGGCCTCTGCATGCTTCGTTATTCAGCCACTGCAGGCTCCATGCCCGCCGCGATGAGCTTGCGGTCAAACGCGCCGCCGCGATACTCCAGAATGATGGTGCGCACCATGTCGTGAGACAGGTCGATAACGTCATCGTTTCCGGTAGGGTCGCTGCCGTCGCCGCCGAGGATACCTGCATCCATCAGCTTCTCGATGGTGGCGCGGGGGTTGCCCGCCTTGTCCCAGTGGTTGGGGATGTCGCTCAGCTTCTTGTAACGTACCATGTCGTCGTCCTCCTCTTTCATCCTCTCCGCCACATCGCGGCGGAAGGTGTCCATGTTGTAGTTCATGCCCAGCTGCGCCCACAGGTGGTCAGGGTCTCCGTGGTTTGATGCGATGCCCAGCGCGTGCCCTTCTTTGTGGCTGATAATATCCATCAGCGGGTCAAGGCCGTGGAATTTACACAGTTGTGCGAACAGTTCCACCGCGTTCTCCGTGGTCTTCTTCACGAAGGCGATGGCCGCTTCTCTGTCACTGCAGACGAAGCTCGCGCCGCTGGTGTACTTGATGCAGGACGGCTCGCACATCTCCACGCCGATGTGCGTGTTGTTGGATGCTCCGCCGCCGTGCCAGCCGCGATGCGCTTTTCCGGCCTTCTCCATGCAAGGCAGCGTGATGACGGTCTCTCTCTCTCCGATGAAGCCGTGAACGCAGGCGCTGCCATAGCTCTCCTTGTTCCAGTTCCTCACGAACACGCGAGGGTTGGGCTGCGGGCAGCCGATGGAGTGGAGCATCAGTCCCTTCACCGTAATGGTGCGCCCTGCTTTGTAGCAGGGATTGCGGGTCAGATATTCCGTTACGATGCCCATATCACTCGCCCTCCACAGCTTCCACGGCATCCTGCACCTTGCCGACGGCATCGCCCACGGCAGCTGCGTCCACCTTGCCCTCGGTCACGATGTACGCGATGACGCTGGCGACGGATACCACGGCACCGCTCACGGTGCTCACGGTGTTTTCGTCCAGTCCGAATACCATGGACAGTCCCATCACCAAACCAGCGACGGCTGCCCAGAGTTTGCGGCTGCTCAGTTTCTGCTTCAAAGTGCTCATAGTGTTCTCCTTTCACAAATCGCGGACGACTTCCTCTGTCGTCTCTTCCTTCTTGCCGACGGCACCAAAGCCGTCTCGCTTCTCAAACAGGCTCTTCAGACAGTAGGCCAGCACCACGGCAACGATTTCCGATACTGCGATTTTGGATAGGCTTTCCGCAATCTCAGTTCTGCCGAGGTAGGCCAGCAGGTAGCTGCACCATACCCAGCCCACGCCGTTTATCAGGCAAAACCACACCACGCGCTTGGTGGTGGTCGCCTTTATGCCGGACTTCTCTTTGGTCTGCAGTCTCTTGCCCTCCATGTCTGCCTCCTCACTCCAGCATGGCGTGAATGCCCTGCGCGGCCAGAAAACGCTTCAACTCATGCTTTACCTTTGCGGCGTATTCCAGCGCCGCCTTGGTGTCGCCGTTGGTGTGCCCTCGCTGCAGGGCGCGGGCAGATGCTTCTCCCAGTGCGATGGCTGCCCAGCTGCACTGCACAAGGTTGACCATCAGTTCCTCTCGTGCGCGCTCATGCTCGGTATGCAACTGCCGCTCCTTGGCCGCCAGCTCCTCCGCCTTCTTGCGCTCTTCCTTGGTCTGCCTGCGCTCGCTCGCAGCCAGCGCCTCGATGATAGCCACGATGACGACGGCAGCGGCAGGAATGATATACTGTGCCATTACTCCGTCGCCTCCTCGTAGGCCTCGCCGGTAATCAGCTCGTACTCTTCCGCCGTGATGCCCTTGCCGGGCTTGGTGTTGTTCAGCTCCACCCAGCCGCGCAAGGTCTCCTTGGTGATGTAGCCCAGCTTCCACTTGGTCGCCAGCGTCTCGTATTTCGCGCTCATGTCGTGTTCCTCCTTTTACAGCATGGCGATGGCAAGCTCGATGTCGCTCAAAGCCTGCTGCACGCCCTGAATGGCGGGGGAGAGCATCATGGCGTACTCCTCGCGGGTGTACTCCCTCTGCTCATATACCCACTCCGTGATAGGGATGGTCTCGCCGCCCATCTCTTCCTCCCGTGTCTCCTGCCGGATGTTCCTGCGCTCGTACACGGTGGTTTCGCTGCTGGTGGTGTCGATGGTGGCAGGCTCCTCGGTACGACTGTCGCGTACCGTCTTGAACTCAGTCATGCTGCACTCATTCCTTTCTGTTGTCGTTTCGCAAGCGTCGAAAGCCGCCGCTTGCAGTAGTGGATGGATACCTTCGGCTTGATGTACTTCAGGTAGTAGCCGTAGGCGTTGGCGTGTCTGAACGCTCCCGCCCGGCTCACCATGCTGGCAGCATCATGCCGGGTATATCGCTTTTTCTTGTGGATGTGGTTTGCCTTTGCTCGTGTTCGCTTCAGAATGGATTTGCGCACCGTCACGCGGTCTCGGTGTATCACGAAGCCCAGTGCGTTGACCGCCCGGCCTTTGGCTCTGCGCTTCCAGCGCAGCTCCTCCTCCGGTGTCATGCCCTCCGGCTTCTTTTTCTTCTCAAACCGGTATACCTGCCAGTCGTCCTTCAGCTGCAGATGCAGTCGCCGCGTCAAGAACTTCGCAATTTCCCGCACCATGCGGTGCAGCTCCTTCTTGTTGCTGTGGAAGATGAACAGATTGTCCATATAGCGCAGGTAGTGGTCTGGCTTCAGCACTTGGACGACGAAATTATCGAACTCCTCCATGTAGAAGTTCGCCAGCCATGGCGACGGGTAGAATCCCTTCGGCAGTCCCGGTGCCGATGTGTCGATGACATCGAACAGTACGCGCTTGAATTGTGCATCCCGTATCCGCCTGTTTAGCTTGTCCTTCAGCAGCTCCGTGTCGATGTTGTCGTAGAACTGCCGGACATCGCCCTCGAATACATAGAATCTCTTCTCTCCGTACCCGTCTCTCCATCTCGTCATCGTCTTTACCGCGCCATGGGTGCCGCGTCCCGGCAGCGAGCCATAGGCGTATCGGTACAGACGAGGCTCTATGATGGGTCTGAGCTGACGCACCAGCATGTGGTGCACGATTTGTTCGTCGTCGAAGCGAGGCTTCACGATTTCCCGTTCCTTCTTGTGGCTGCCTTCCTGCAGCTTCTGCTTCTGGTGATGCGGCGGGTGCCACTCTCCGCTCTCGATTCTGCGGCAGACGCGCTCCGCCACCTCTTCCTTGTGCTCCAGAATTGCAGCCACGGATGGCCGGGTCTTTTTATATCTGGCTGCCTCTTCGATGGCGGCCACAGCTTCCGGGCGTTCCAGCATCCGTTCATATAGCCCGTTATAGCTTTTCAAGAGGTCGTCCCCTTTCTTATCCCCTTCACGACGGTGGGTGCCTTCGCACTTACTGGCCGTGCCTCTTGGCAGGTTAATTTTCAGACTGTGCTGCGGAAATATGCTCACATTGTTGGGATAGCGACTATCCCGTAGTGAAAGGGCAAGATAAGCGACGCGCCGATGTTCCAATTCGCATTCCCAGCCACGTTGTTGACGTTCAGGTAGCGCCCGCATTTCGCACCGTTGTCGCAGTTGCCGCCGACAATCGGAACGGCAGGGGAAAGGCAGGAAAAAGCACGGGTTTCGTGAGCATATTCCCTTGGTATCAGCTTTTTGTGGGCGTTCCGCCCATGCGGGGGATGGCTCCCCCGCTCCCCCTGTTAAGAGGGATTATTCAAGAAAAGCGACGCGCCGAGGGACCAACCCGCAGTCCCAGCCACGTTGCCGACGTGCAGGGAGCGCCCGCAATTCG